CAGTTTGGAACCTTTCTTGGCCGCCTTGCCGCTGATCCTTGCGCCTGTTGCCTGGGCCTCGGTTCCGGTGCGCCGCGACTTGCCGCCATATTGCGCCATCTGCTCTTGCAGTGTACCGTAGCGCTCAAGCTCGTCGGCAAGCGCGAGCGACGTCGGATCGGTTGCGGAGAAGCCGGAAGCGGCTGACCGCGCCGTCAGCGATGAAAGCGCCCGCTCCTTCTGTTCGCGGAGCTGCTTTGCTTCCTGCTGCCCTTGCGCCTGGTCTTCCTTGGCGCGGATGTCGAGCTGCGCGGCTTCGTAGTCAGCCTGTTGTTTGGCGGCATTGCCAGCCGCGATCGTGCCGCCCGCCTCCATGACGGAACCGGCGACTGTCGCAACCAGCATGGCTGTGGTAATCGGATCGGCCAATTAAGCCCTCCAACGGAAAAATATCATTGATCTGGGGTCAATCTCAAAACCAAGGCTTGTCAGCCATTTCAGGGAACCGGCTTCGCCTTCATCTCTTACTGCGTAGACGATGCGGACGCCGGAGCGGCGGGCGTCGGCGAGAAACCGGATCGACGCGCGAATGATGGAAACTTTGTATTTTCGGCATTCGTCCGGGATATCTGCAAAACCGTACCAGCGGCCTTTTTGCAGATACATGCCGCCGATGCCGATGATCCTGCCGTCAAGCTCGCCGACCACGGCTCTGATCGTTTGAGCGCTCGGGCGTCCGGCGTAGGATTCAATGTCCTGCTTGGTTGCCGCGCGGATAATCAGCTTTTCTGTTGCCATTCAGGCTGTGTCTTGATAAGCTATAAATTCGCTGTGCGGCACAGTAGCGCGCGGCGCGGCAAAGCATAGTTTTGTGCGGTCCTGCGGAGTATTGTTAGGCAGCGCTATGCAAAGCATTCCAAGGGAGGCGGCTTATGCCGCCTCATTTACTTTTCCGAGGTCACAACAGTTGGCACAGCGGCCAAAATTGTCGCCGGCCGTGGAGCTTTTGCGCGGATAATAAGTCTCGGATCGGTCTGATAAGTCGATGGAACCGGAACGGCAATATTGTCGAGCGCCTGGTGGATCGTATCGGCGTCAATGACTTTGCCATCAATAACGCTAGGCAGCTTGTCGAGATTTCCGGTGTCGCGTGCGCCATATGACAACGAATGCTGGTGCGTCTTGTAAAGGATTAGCGAGACTTGCGGGACCCTCTTCATTTGGCCCAAGGCCGAGCCGAGTTCGGCGGCGTAAGCCAATTTTGAGCTTTTCCATGTTGACCGATATCCGAGCCCTGCTACGCCCTGCTTGAGACCATCTGTTAACCCGGTAATTGTCAGATCGCCGCCTGTGTCAACAGTATGGGTCACCTGCACACCGGAGACATCTGGAGAGGCGTCAATATACGGCGTGCTCCCAGAGTCCAGATCGCCCCAGACAACAACCTGTTCACCGCCCAGATGCTCGGCGGCATCGGCGAAGGTCAGCGCTCGGCCGGTATCAGCCGAGAAACTCACCGCACAATCGGCCAACCACGACAGCCCTGTATCACCAAGACATTCGCTTTCCAATGCCCATTTTTCGAGGTATCGTTTATGCGCGCCGTTGATGGTGCGGCGGATGTGATAGTAGACGGCATCTTCCTCGATTCCGGGAAGCACCATAGCGCGCTCGACGAGTGGAGATGTGCCGGTGTCGCCTTCCCATATCGACCAGGCAATCACTTCCTCTGAGGGTTCAAAAGTCAAAATCGCGACGCGACCATCGCCCAGCACGCAATGAATTCTAGTATCAGGCTGACGCTGAACCGCAATCGAAACAACCCCGGCGGCGAGCAGGTCCGGCACCAGCAGCGTAAGCTCGAAGGCTTCATAATCGGCGAGCGTATTTTGCGCCGGGCCGAGTTCGAAGACACGCTGTTTCGATCTCTGCACCATAATGGCGCGCGTGTCGATCGCGACGGCGCGGACGTTTGCGGAGCCATTGGTAGAGAACGGCACGATGCTGGAATTGCTTGGCGTCAATGGCTCATCGATCGCCGATGATTTGACCGTCAATTCCGATCCTGCGGTCCCGACCAGCAGGCGCAGCGCCGACATGAGGTAATGGATGTTGTCGACGGGACCGGAACCGATTGTCCGGATGATCGGCGCGGCATCGCCTTCGACGCTGACATCGAAGTTTTCGAAATCATCCGAAGCCGACAGGAAGATGCTGCCGCCTTGCGCATGCGCCAATCGACCGCCATGCAGGCGGACGGCTGTCGGGAATCCGCGCGCCGTGGACCAGTGTCCGAATTGCCAATTGTCAGTCATTCCGGTATCGGAGAACCGTGACAGGACTTCGATATCGACATCGGTGTTGGAGTTATAGCCGGTAATCCGGGCGCGGCCAGTGACGCCGCCGCCGCGATAGATAGCCGTGACCAGAGCCGCGCCTGAAGTCCATTCGATCATTCGCGCGCGGTAATGAACCGAAATATTATCTTCCGTGTCGTCAAGATTGACGGTAAATGTGCCGGTGTCGCTGCCCGCCGTATCGCCAGTGTCAAGCGTGTGGCCAATGTTACTTGTAATCGGTTTGAAGCCAAAATCAGGTCCATCAAATGATCGCTCGATGCGGATGCGTCCGGTATATGTGCCTCCGATATCAAAGGTGATACGCCTCTCATTTGATGGACCTGCAGCGCCAGTGTCGCCGATACCGGTGACCTCGATCGCATCTGTCCTGGCGTCCAGCGCCCCGAGGGGCCACTCCCCGCCTTGCCCTTCGTTGAAGACCCTGATCAGCGATCCGACATGGCTTGTGCGGAATAGTGGGGTATCGGCGCTGAGCGTGCTGTTGCCGTAGAAGTGTGATGCGGACAGTTTGGCGGAAGATGATGGCGACGTGAGGAAAGGCCCATCATCCGGCGCATAGTCAACCACGGACCAGGATCGTCCCGTGCCGCGCCGTTCGATCTTCTGTGGACGCACGTCCTTGCAATCGACATAGATGACATCGGCAGACTGGTCGTAGCGGATATTATCGAGACTGCCAGCCGTCCACGGGGTTCTAAGCTCGACCGTGCCGCTATCGCCGATGGACAATGATCTGACTATGCGATTGACAATGTCGCTGTTCTGCAGGGTAATATGGAAATTACCCTGTGGCGTGAAGGCCAGATTATGGTATCCCGTACCCAGCGACGTTTCCGTGATGTAATCATCATCGCCGTCGGTTGAGCCGACGCGCAACGTGACCGGTCCTCTTTCGACCTCAATATCAAGCGAATGCTCCGTACCCGTATCGCTGACGATGACACGCCTGGTTACCTTGGCCACAGACCCGATGGCGGTCGCATTGAGGGTCACGCCCTGTGCGCCAAAAACAGCTTGCCCGCTGGCTGGGGCGGGTCCGAACAATTCTACTTCAGCCATTGCCATAAGTTCAGGCGCCGTGATATTCAGACGCCAGTAGCGATAGGCCGTCTGGCCCGTGTCATTCTGTGCTGTATATGTCCTCTTCTGTCCGACTGAAAAGCTCTGGCTGGTCCGGCTATCCTCCGTCACCCATCCGGTTCCGGTGTCAACATCATTGCCTTGCAGCGTCCAGGCTGTTGGCGGATCCTGTTCTCCCAATGCTGGCGACGGAGCACGGATTGAATAAGATGTTATCGCTTTTTCATTACCGGAACCGAAATCAACCTTCCACCATTGCGGCGCGGTTCCCATGCCCGATGACCAGTTCGTATCGATTTTATTATCTCCGGCCTGCCATGCTGGAGAGCCTGCTTCCTCAGATGAGGCGGCAATGGTTACGCCATCTGTACCACTATCCGACATTTGAGGAATTTCGTCGGGGGAATTTGTAGAAATATCACCGCCCGTGCTCGCATCAACCCAGCCCGTATCGGTCAACGCGACCGTCGTATCGACGGCGGGTCGCCCCAGCAGTGACAGGTCATGCGCATCCGAGCCCTGCCATGAGCGCATTGTTCCAAGACCGGAACCGGTGTCATTGGTCAGTTCGATAAGAGCAAGGTCATCCGCCGAGGCGATGAATTCGAGGAACTCGGCCCCGGTGTCATGAAATGAACTGCCCTGGTACTGAGTGCCCGGACGAAGCGACATGCTTCCTTGCGTAGCCAAGGTGAAGTTCGTGCACGTCTCTGCCGACAGCCGCGTGCGTTCAAGATCAACGCGGGCGAGCGATTTGGGTCCAATCAGCCCACGGTTGAAGGAAAGCAGAGGGACATTCTGTCGCGCCATGGTGCGTTAGCCTATCAGAGAGCCGCGTGATCCGCGGTCGCGGCTTCCGCCTGAACTTCCCCATCGAGCGCGAGTCCATGAAGACGTCGGCCTGAATTTCGGCTGCGATTCGTCCATGGCGTCAATGTTCTTTGCCTCTTTCCGCGCCTTGTCGCGGAGCTTGCCGATATTTTCCTTGAGCGAATTGTTCTGCGTCAGCGCAAGACAGACCCGCTCGGCAATCTCCAGCGAAACGAACCGGGAGAACTTTGCCGGCCACCTTGTCAGATCGAGGCCAAGTCCGGTATCGTTCGACACGTAGCGGAAATACAGCGGTGTCGTGTCGGCGGACCAGAAGTTCGCATCATCGTAATAGCTGATGAGCGGGTTGGCGAAATACTCGTCTTCGCTCACCCCCGATGTCCGCACCCAGTCCGACGGCTTGGCGAACACCTCCGTATAGCCGAACTCTGGCGTCACGCCGGTATCCGCCGCCGCCTTGATGGTCTCCATGGCGAAGTTCCAGTGACCGGACGCGATGCATTCGGCCACCACATCACCCCAGACGGCCGTGGTTTCCCTCGCCGCCTTGATGTCTTCGCCGGTGTCGGTGATGCGCTCGTTGCCGAGTTCGACGAGCGCGCCGTTGATCACCCCGGTCTTGTTGGCCACTTAGGCGGCCTCCTCGGCTGCTTCCTTCGGATCAACCCACGGCAGACCGGTCGCTGCATTGATCGGCACGGCTTTGCCGGTTTTCGGATCGACCGAAGGGCCGACGCATGCGACTTTCAGTCCGCATGGCTGTTTGAATGCGTCGCGAACGATCGCGAGAATTTGCAGATTTGCACGCCATTTGTAATCGTGCCCGTGAAGAACGATGTCTGAGCCGACCCATTCGCGCGGTCGGGCGGCGCGGTAAGCGACCTGCGCCCAGGCCTCCGGAATTAGCGCGCATTCGAACGACATGCCCTCCGGCGCCATCGCCGTGAGAATGGCATGTTCCTGTCCAAGGCTTCGTAATGCGTCGGCTGAAAATTTCATGATGGTCGGCTCGCGCCGGGTCCGTAGCACTTCAGTTTTGACGGGATCGCCCTGAATGGAATTGACTGGCTTTTTCAGCCGACGAGCTTCAGGCATTGAGTGTATCCTCGATGGTTGTTACAAAGCGAGACGGGCGACTTTCGCCGCCCGCTCAGAGTTCTTACGGCTGGCCAGTATCGAACCGGACTGTGCCCTGCGTGTCGCCAGTATCCTGCGCCGTGATGAAATAGCCACTCCACACCACGTCATTGGTCTGATCGACAACCCTTATCGGATCACCTGGGACAGCCCCGTAATCCGTGGCATTGGTGAAGTAGCCGACCGCCTGATAGGCTCCGACTGATTCACCGCCAGTATCGATGTACTGGAACTGTCTCGCAGAAACGAGGCCCTGTGAGACGAGGGAAAGTCTTCCGGGATCATAACCCATTGTTCAGCCCTCCTTAGATCGCTGATGCATCATGCAGGAACTGCACAACGCCGGGTTGCTGGAGCATGACCGTGCCAGTGAACGAAGAAGCGCGAGCCCAGGAATAGTCCTGCTCTTCATCGTAACCGATCTTCACGTCCAGATTTTCCATGTCGAACGCCGATCCGATGCTGTTCTTGTGATAGAAGTAGCACTTCTCGGAAGCTGTTCCGACGCCGGTCAGGCTGGGATGAAAGATCCAGTTGAAGCCCGCCCAGCGCATGACGCGCTTGGAGGCCCCGTTCAGGAACTTCATCTCGACGTAATCGACGCTGGTGAACTCCGGGATCTGCATCAGATAACCGCGCACCGCTGGCGTGCAGACGGCGAACATGTTATCTTCTTCGTCGACAGGAACCTTGTTCTCACCGAGTGTCGTGAGCGCACTTGCCACGACATTCAGCGACATCGTATCCCCGGTCGATCCAAGGTTGTTCGTCGCGGTGTCCAGCACATCGATGATGTCCTGATCGAGGCGGCGATTGAGCACCATGCGGGTGGTATCCTGCATGAGCTTGCGCTGGTTGCCCTGGGACTGGAAGATGTTGAAACGAGTCTTGCGAACAAGATCATTCCATTCCTTCACAGTCGCGGTATTCTGTGTCATATCATCGTGGCGAGCCTCGATGAGACCTTCAATACCGCGGGTGCTGGCGGTTGCGGCGCCGGAACCGGCGACCAGGAATACTGCCTGATTACCGCTACGCTGATGTTCGGTTACGGTGGTATGCCGCAACCAGGTTTTGCCCTCTTCGAATGTCGCGATCAGCTGGTCACGATATTGAATGGTCGGGGCGCTATTTGCCATAATGGCACCTCTCGATTGTTTGAAAGATGCCGTTGCGTTCCGGTTGACCCTTTCCGGCGCATGTCAGGGTTGACCGATCAAGTGAATGACCGGCGCCGTCTATGCGCCCAAGAGCGCTTCACGAACGGTGGGTGGATGTGCGATCGATCCGGCGCCGGAAACCCGGGTTGACCAGATGAATGATCGCGAACGTATCAGGCGCGTTGGCGTACCTGAATCTTTTCGAGCGCGGCGTAAAGCTCCTGCTCGCGCTTTTGCGTATCGTTTGCCCAGTATTTCTGGGGATCGGTTTTCCGGAGACCCTTGATCTTTTCAAGTTCAGCCTCTACGGACTGCGTTCCGGCGCCATCCTCGACAACGCTTGCGGCCGGATTGATCTCGCCCCGGATGGAATCGAGCCAGCGCAGCATGTCGGGATCGTTGCCGACCCTCTTGCCGTCAGCCATGCGACCGCCCATCAGCCGGGCGAAAAGCCCATCCTCGTTCTTGACATCGACGCCGCCCGGCGCAGTTGCAAAG